TCTGCTGATCCGTCACAGTCATAATATCCGGTCCCATCTCCAGCAATATACCGAATCATGATATACGCACCGTTACCAGCTTTCCTGATGCGGTTTGTACTACTGCAGTTCCGTTTTCCTCGTTTTTCGAGAGTAGGGTACAAACTTCTGGAGATAATTGTTTTTCAACGGTGTCTTCTACTATGCTCTGGACTGTACTTGCAGTATCATCAGATACAGGTTTCAAGTACCCCGGAGCGATATATTGAGAGTATGGAGCGAGAACCACCGGATCAGCAGACGAATGAATATAATCCGTGATTGCCTTTATTTCACAAGTTTCTTCCCTTGCTGCAGAGTGATATCTTATCTCTGATATTCTCAACCAGGAAGGTCTAGGGACTCCTGAAACGTCAACTACATGAGTACTATTATTTTCGTCGCGAGGATCATAGGCGACAACATAGGGAAGCTGTGTAGAGGTGGTGAGGTTTTTCAACTCCTTTTGGAAGCCTGACCCGAACCGTATTCTCTGGAAAAGTTCAAGATCGTATCTTTCAACGAACTTTATAGAAACGGTTGCCCTCGGTGCAGTAAAATAGAGAAGCCATTTTATCGCTTCTATCGCTGCAGTACTTCCTTTTTCTTCGATGTTATTATCATTGACTATATACTCTCTTGCCATCTCCTGCCCCTCGAATACTGCAGGAGTATAGGCAGCCGCAACAGTTGTTTCTCCCGTGCTTGTGAGAGTTCCGTATATAATCACTTTATTATATTTCTCGTCCTGCTCTCCGGTAATTTCAGGTTCGTTTATTATTGATGGATCGGGAGCAATGAATTCTATAGGATCAGGGAGGTCAAAACCTCCGTATTCCTGGTCAATGTCTGCAGCAGGAACGAGGTACACTGTAGGGGAAAGTACAGGATTATTGTCTACTGCGTGCTCTTTTATTTTTACGTGGAGAATACATTCCATGTACTCAGAGATTTTCTTAATAACCTCAAATCTGCTCGTTTTTGGGTCAAAAACAAACTGCTTATCAGGTTTTCCAGAATCTATTATATTCCCGGTTCTTACTCCGGTTTTTGAAGTTCCTATTAATTCCGAAATCCAGAGGTCCCACCGGGAAAAAGTATCATTTAGCGAGATTACCTGATAATTCCAGGGTATTTTTTGCACAGATAAGTTTCTGGAAAGATCGGCTGCAAACATCCGGGCAGTGTTTCCCATGAATGAAACAGAAGGAGTAATGGAAATCACTTTTCCAATAAAAAGCAAGTTTCCTGAAAACGGAAGTAAATAATAATCATCTGTATAAATCGGGTATCCATCGTCGGTTGTAATAAGATACCCATCTGCAGTATAAAGAGGGAATCCGTCAGGTATTTCAGATGTAAGAACAGGATAACCATCGTCTGTGAAAACCGGATATCCATCTGCAGTATAAAGTGGGAAGTTTTCAATACCTTCTAATGGGTCATGAGCATAGTATTTTACTGTCGATCCTTCGCCCTGAACTACATCATCCGAGAATTCAGCCGAAAGTTGCATGTAAGCATCTGATATTGATTTTGTGATGTCACAAGAAATTAAAGAATAGTCTCTAAGTTCTCTTCTTTCTATAATTTCCCCATCTGCTGAAGTAACTTCAGTAATCACAGAATCATCTATGGGGTCCGGCTGTCCTATCATGAATCCGGTTCTGACGTAAGTTGTAACCGAATCAACGAAATAGTCATGTATGGAGGCATTTGTAGAAACTAGAGTGGATACTTCATCTGAAAAGAAATCCCTCTGCTGAAGGAATCCATTAGTATTTTGAATGTACTTTTTACCAAGTGCTATTATAGGTTCTGTAGCTGTATATTTTCGGACTCTTACCCAATTTACAACTAGATTTCCCTTGTTATATTCGGAGTAAAAATGAATTGGAAGACTCACATTGCCCGGAAGAGTAGAAGTTGCAGTGCCCCTGAGAGAACCGTCTATATAATGTTTTACATTGGAAATGAGGTTCACGACGCCATACGTATAAAACGTTGTGCCTCCCCTGCTTACTCCGTCACTTGTCCAAGTTCCAGAAGACCCATTGTGAGTGAATCTATAATCCTTATAGGTAGAATCACCAAGAACAGTCCCATGCCAACAGCACGCTTTTTGTGTTGACGTGCTCCTAAATCCTACCATTGTCCGGTTTATCGCTGGATGGTATGCCCGAACTTCAACGAGTACACCCGGAGCGAAGGTCTGAACACTTTCTATAATACTATTAAGAGAAGTATGCCCAACTAAGAGATTTCCATCTGAAACCGAGGCTGAACCATGTACTACAGTCCATTTTGAAGAACTTAAAGAGGTAAATCCATCGTAGAAATCAAAGACCCTACTGCTATTTATTTCTGAAACTGCTTTTCCATTGCCATAGTAGAGGTAGATTTCAGTATCGTTTGCCGGAAGCCGAACCCATACTTTAGCCGATGAAAACGGAGTATAATATTCAATTGTATAATAAAGTCGATTTCCTCTTTTATCTGCAAAACGAATATCCCTGAAGTCGTACCGCATCCCAGGCAGGAAACGAAGCATAAACGAAGCCTGAAAACCTTCGGTACTCGAAGGATTTTGAATAGTTAACTGATATTTATACTTCCATAGAGAATAAATATTAGTCATGCCTGGGCCTGCACGATTGCATAAATATTAACACCTGTTATACTCTGCCCGGAAGAATTGACAACTCTCACTTTTGCGTATTTACCGGACCTGTTCATCTGCACAACCCCGTTAACCGTGCGCCCGGCGTCTACCTGGATATCATAGGAGTCTACAGGATCATCATAGGAGCCTATTGAAAAAGATGGGTTTGCCCCGGTTGGATCTGCATACAGTTCAATCCTGGCATATCCGGTAGATATAGCACTTGCGCTAAATGAAATCGTGTAACCTATCGCGAAGTCTATAGCTCCAGAAAGGTCCACACTTAATGCAGATACAGCCGGTGTACTGGTTGTAATCGTAGTATTGGAAATAAGAGTCTGGGGAGTCTTAGCTAGTGCCATTTAAGCCCTCGCAAAAGTATGTGTTATTGTGAATTCTGCAGCATCACCGTCTGAGTATGAACGATTTGCAGAAAGCACTCTTCTATACAGGAGATTACCCCCCGTTGGAGCGTCGAAAATGCCTATTTCCCTAACGGTAACACCTCCAGTGAATGAAAAAAGAGCATTCCAAGAGGCTGTCCCAGGAGAAATATAAGTACATGTTGCCTGTTTTCTCGCAGATCCATTCGTAGTATTTTCCGCGCCTAAATCTGTATCCGCGGAGTTCTCTGCTGTTGGGTCAGTCCCTAATGCGATGTAAGTAAATTCGTTACTGGCTACACCATTTATGAGTTTAGCCATGAATTCAAGCCCGGTATTTGTAATCGTTCCCATCAATACACATCCGCTTGTCTAAATTCGATTGAATAAGTCCATTTTCCAGTACCTTCATTTACTTCCCAGATGTCGGAAATCTGATAAACATAACAATCTAAGTAACTTACTCCATCTATAATCAAGGTTGAATAATTTTCGTTAATAAGATCTTCTATGGTTCCCATTTCGTTATCAGTAGTTGCATAACAAAGGAACGTTTTTGGAAACTCTACCACTTTTGGAGACCTTGAAACATGGATATCACCAGACAGGAGTTCAGTTTCTTTCGTAGCTCGCATAAATGATTTTTTTGGAGTCTGCCAGTTTCTCAGGGTCACCCCTGCAAATGAAACCGTACTCATGAGAATATCCCTTTCCTGCGTCTATCGTTCGCGATTGAGCTTTTGACAGCCGAAATAATAGCCTGAAGATCGGAATCATTACGCACGTAGTTGGGGCCTATTGAATACGTGCTACCTTCGTAATTTGTAGAAGAGGTTGAAACATTTGAAACATGTTTAAGCCCCCCTGTCATTGAATCGAGGGGTGAACGGAGGCTCGATAATGTGCTTTTTAGTGGTGCCGTGAATCCTTTCGCGGTTTTTATTGATTCTTCCAACGGGTCTACAAACACCGCGTCCCAGTTGGGCAGTTTCTTGAACGGCCCTTCTTTTGCAGGAGAGGACGGAAGGAGCCTTCTAAGACCCTGTGCAGCTTCAGTAAGGGATACTTTAGCTTTCGTTCCGGCTGATTTTATAGTGTCAACGACACTACTTCCCGCGCTTTTTACACTCTTTGCCGCGCTTGATTCTGTAATGCTAGATAACTTTGTAATTTCACTTACCGTATTTTTTACTTCCTGAAGTTTAGATTTCAGTCCGTCAATGAGTTTCTGAACAAGTGCTTTCCCGGCGTTATATGCTTCAGTTCCAAGGGCTTTTACTTTTGCAGGGAGTTCCTTGATGGCGTTTATTATTTCGTTAATTTTCGTTCTGATTTCTGAAAGCATATCAGAAAACGCTTTTATTACGCGGGTTTTCAGATCGTTAACGCTTGCTACAGCCTGACTGAATTTATCATTTTGCCGGTTAATCCAGTTTTGAATATCAGAAATTATTTCTTCAAGTTTGGTCCGGATGGCTGTCCGGATCTCAATCCATTTTGAAATGACTTGTGTACTAAATGTGTTATACCTTGAAACCATATCATTTAATTTTGAAACCGTCGATGATATCCATGTTTGAGCGTCTGCAATAAGTTCATTAAATTTAGTTTTAATCGCGGTTTTAATTTCATTCCATTTAGCAATGGCCTGAGTTTTGAATGTATTTATTTTTACTACAGCATCATTATATTTTGTTACCTGATTTGCGATCCAGGTTTGAATATCATTAATTAATTCAGTTAGTTTTATTTTTATCGCTGTTTGTATCTCAGTCCATTTTGCTACAGCGTGAGTTTTTAATGTGTTTATCGAGGCAATAGCATTGTTAAATCTCTCATTTTGCTTAGAAACCCAGTTCTGTAGATCCGTGATTATGCCAGTTAATGCAGTCGAAAGATACGTTTTTATAGAATTCCAACTGCTTGAAAATATGCCCGATAATGTACTAAACGATGTAGACACGACCCCAGGTAATCTACCAAGTTCCGACGTGAACTTATCCCATTGTGTTTTAACAAAATCAACCGCAGCTTTCGTTTTTCCTTGAATGTCAAACCAGTTGTTTTTCCATGCAAGAGCAAGAGCAGCAATGGCAACCGCTGCCAACCCAAAAGGAGTAATCAGGATCCCAAGTGCTTCTATCAAAATAGGGATTACTGTATATGCAACAATTCCAAATGCCGTGCTTAAAGCGGGTAATAATGTTGCAGACACAAAAGAGATAGCTCCCGCAAGAGCACCGCCTGCACCGAATGCTGCTGCAACTGTGCCAACTGCTGAAACAACCGCACCTATTGCAATCAAGAGAGGACCTATAACAGCTATTACAGCCAAAAACGCCACAACGCCTTTTTGAATAGGCTCAGGCAACTCTGAAAACCAATTGAATAGATCCGTCAGGCTTTCGATAAGAGGAAAAACAGCAACTACCAGGATATTCCCTAAAGTAATCATCATTTCTTCAGTTGCCGATTTCATCTCTCTCATTGCGCCGCCGACTCCTCCCTCCATAGTTTCAGCCATCCTCTTAGCTGCACCGTCGGAGTCTCTAATTTTCCCTTCAAGTTCGTCATAGCGTTCTGTGCCTGCCGCAAGCATGATGTTTACGCCGCGGATAGACTCTTCCTGGAAAATAGCAGATAGAGCCGCGTCTCTCTGCTTTGTAGTCATGCCCTCCGTAGCAACATTAACGTCAGCCATGATATCCCCAAGGCTGCGCATTGTTCCGTCTGCATTGTAGAGAGCGATTACATGTCTACCTATTGCAATAGTACCGTCCAATGCGTTTTTCTTCATATCTCTGAGCATGGCATTGAACGAAGTACCTGCCATCGACCCCTTGATACCTGAATCAGCAAGAATACCAAGGACGGTAGAAGTTTGAGCGAGATCCATCCCGGCAGAATTAGCCGTTGAACTCGCGTATTTCATAGCTTCGCCAAGCTGGAGGACATCAGTATTAGAATTAGAAGAAGCTGCCGCGAAAATATCGGCTGCCGTCCCTGCCCCGGACGCTTCCATCTGGAACGCGCTCATTGTGTCACTTACGATGTCAGCGGCCTGCCCTAAATCCATCCCTGCCGCACTCGCGAGAGACAGAAGCCCAGGTGTTGCAGACATCGTTTCGTTGACATCCCATCCGGCAAGCGAGAGATAATACATCGCGTTTGCGGCATCACTCGCAGAAAACGCAGTTGTAGCTCCAAGTTCACGGGCTTGAGTAGACAGTTTATCAAAATCTTCGCCGGTCGCCCCGGAAACTGCCTGAACTTTCCGCATTGAATCGTCAAAATTAGCAGCCGTATGGAGGGAGATTGCACCTATCCCAACAAGAGGAGCGGTGACGTAAGTTGACATCGTTTTCCCTGTGTTGGTGAGTTTCTTTCCCATCTCCTCAAATTCTTTTCCGATCTTTCCAATTTCGGTTTGCGCCTGGGAAAACGTTTTTGATAGTTCCCTCATATCGCCGATGATCGAAACTACCAGTTCACCTGCTGCCATTATGTCACCTACTTACCCGCCATGCTCCGTCTGCGTTTTTGCCCTCTGGATGAGCTTCTTTAAATTTATCCAGCCCAGATATTCCATTCGTTTTTTTATCCTCGCCCCCGTCTAGGAGTTCACCGAGAACGCCCCAGAACAGTTGTGCTTTTATTTTCCTCGCCTTCCAGCCTTCCCGGAAGTACATTATTACCTGATCTAGAGACATCTCATCAAGTAATTTTTCAGGAGTAGCCCACGCGTACATTTCGCCAACCTGGGCTAATATCTCCCACCCAGTTAGTTTTTTCCGTCTTCCCCTCCGGGTTCAGATTTGAGTTTTGAGATCCCGGCAAAGACGAACTGAATAAATTTCATAAGGTCCGCGAGAGGTACGTTATCAAGGAGCCAGTCTTTTGTTACGACGGGATTTGATTTCTCACAGATTGCCCCTATAATTCCCATCATATCTTCGAGCATCTGAGGATCAAATGAGTCCTCTGTCATTTTGTCAAGTTTTCCAGAGTCGTATTTTTTGGAAAACTCTATAAACTTGAATGAGACTCTTGTCGAAATAAAAGAGAGGTCTACCGTTTCCCCCATGATCGTGGCTGTCCGTGTTGCCGGGGCGATAATCTCAAAATGATCGAGAAAAGGGGTTTCTGTCTCAGGGGCTAATACTATAATTAGACCCCCTGTTCATCCAGAATTTCAAAGAGCTGGTCGCCTGCTTCTCTTGTAACGTCTAATGTACCCTTTAGTTCTATTGTGGGTTTGAGGGGTTCATCTGCATCATCCGCCGGGAGCTGTAGTTCTATACCGCCCTGATTCTTTGCTGCGTAGACAGTAATCTGGAATTTCTTATCGAGCGAATTTGTGTTCGTGAGTCTAACAACTCTCGGATTTACAGTGTTGAGCCCACCGGTTGACAGTTTTATTGATTTAGCCGGGGTATATTCATATGAAACTTTGATAGTGTCTCCGTCTGTCAGGGCAGTTGATTCTGATACCCTGGCAATGCAGGTATATCCGGCCGAATCAAGATATGCTATATAGTCCGTGTTCTGATCTACTGTAGTGCCGGCTGCATCTGTAGCTCCTGAAATAGTTACAATGGTTCCGTCTCCGTTTTTGAAGTTGAGCCTGACCCCCTCTACACCTGTAAGGACGTGTTCTTCTGCTGATGCGGTATCGGGGGTTCCGTCTACGGTGTCACAGGAGTCAATCCCACCTCTGATAAGAGCGAGGTTGCTGAGGTCGAGTTCCCACATTTCAAATTTTACAGTTGCGGTATGTTCTTTGATACCTACAATAAATTCGGGTCCATTGTCGGGTTTCAGTGTGATCGGTTCGTATTCTTCGGTAAATTCAACACTCGTTGCAAGTCCAAGGTTTACGAGATCCCCTACGGTTTCGCCCACTTCGATTTTAGCAGACCCAAAACGTATTGAATTCGTCTTCTGTGCGCTTGTTTGATATGATACCATACTGGTTACTTCCTAAAAATTATTTTAAAATCATACGAAATATGATAAATTCCTGTTTCAGAATCGTAAAAATCGCTTGAATCGAGCGGGACTATTATCTCAATGTTGTGCCCTCCAGTCACCCCGGAATACCCATCCAACGCCGCTTCTAAAGCTCCCTTGACGGTCTTTGATTCGGTATAATCTTCTGAAAAAATATCAATTTGAAAGCGGGGGCTTCCTATAATCCGCCGGTAAGGATTTGATATCTCAGAATAAGCAAGAGCAGGGAGGGCACAATCGAGCGGCAGCTCGACGGGGAAAACGCGAGTACCAACCAACCCGTACAAAACCGTATCATTAAGCAGGATAGAGCGGAGGGCAGCTTCTATCATGCGTACCTCCTGAGAACACTTTTTATTTTTGTTTCGACGGCTGTTTTAATCTCCCTCTCTTTTTCATCTAGAGAATTCCGCAAGTACGGTCTGGGCTTCTGGTGGAATCGCCTGCCTAATTTGTCCGGTCCCGTGTATCCAAACTCGATCCTGGCAGCATAAGGGACCGTAGTAACTCCGACATCGACCTGGGCTTTTCCTCCTGACATCGACTGTTTTTGTTCTTTGATATTGTTTTTCAGGTTACCTGTTTTGTATGCCACTCGTCCTTTTGCAGTATTGACAACGAGAGCACCACCCTCGACAAGACCTTCCAAAAGTGCTTTCTGCATATCATTATCAATCTGCTTAAATTTGGCCTGTAACTGAGGAATGCCTTTAATCTCGATTCTGATAGCATCAGCCACGTTTTTTCACCACCTTAAGGAAAGCTTCTTTGTGGTCTACAATGGCAGTGAAGGGGATTTCAGGGGCGTCTACTTTTTGTACTGTGTAAGTTCCAGCAAAATTCGTTTGAGTAGTAGTCACTTGGTCCCCTTCCTGCACTTGAGCTATAGTAGGAAGGAAAACCATAGGAGACGAAAAAATTACTTCTCCTGCTTCAGAGTTTGAAATATAATTCCCAGATGTTGAAATATTTGAGAAAAGACAATCATAATAAGTTGAGTCCGAAGGAAGCGTTACTGTTGTCGTCGTTGGTGTCCCGGCTGCATTTGTCTGAGGAATCAAACTGCCTGATGTTTTTGCCGTTCCCTTTGTCGTGTTGCTGTCCTGGATAGTTTCCCCATTCGAAAACGCCCCGGTAACAGCGTATAATATTAGATACCCTGCTGCTGTCCCTGCTGCCCACGTGCCGGAAGATAATACAACACTCTTGATTATCCCGGTTGTTTTGGAAGTGCTCCCAGCCAACGTTTTTCCGGGCGTGAAAACTGCACTCCCTAGTACAAAATCGAGTCTCTGATCTTGAGAAGTGGAAATTACCTGGCACTCATGAACAAATGTA